TTTTTTTTGCTACGAAAAAGCGACCGATGCAGGTCCATAGTTAGCTAGTAGCGGTGAACTTAATCGCCGTTCGGAGAACGAATCTCTTACTTGCTAGCAGGCGGGTGAGCATTAGATGCACACAACCCCGCTTTTCACTTGGGAAATGCAGCGGCCATAGGGCCGTGGTTTTTGTCACGGGACAGGGCCATTGAAGGCACAGGCGGAAGAGTTGTCCCGGCTTTCGCCGAGTTGACGCCGATCTGGTCATCAGCAAGTCGCAACTCAAGAACATCCTCCTGTCTATTCCCTTGATCCCCTTTTTCCATGGTATTAGAGGGCAGCGATGCGAAGGGGGGCACACCAAGAAAGAATCCAGCTTGGTAGTCATCTGCTACACCTCGTATCAGCTCATAATTAGTCGTGGTCGCACCATAAGTGCGCCAGATCAATTTCGCGAATGAACTGAAACTATCGAGTGGCTCCGTATTTCCTGTCCCACCATGGACGTTGGACATGAAATTTAGACGCGCCCAGTTCTGATTGTAACCTGGAACGTACACGTCTGAAGCCGCCTCGAAATAGGCCCACCTGTAACAGTGGTCCACATCCGACTGCGTCCCGACAGGATTTAGGTCACTAACATTGTAATCGATGCGAGCCGTCCAAGGTCTCGCAATGGCGTTAGAGCCTGTCACTATCGAGTGCATACCGATTCGGATTCCTCCACGCGAATAGAGAAACATCGGGGCAAATGCAGCGTAGTAATCCAACGAAAGATCTCCGTTGGCCCACACAGCCACATTGGGATAAGCACAACCAATCGTAAAAGGACGAATGTATTGTGAGTCGGTGATGCCACCACCGACAATAACTGGTGAACACATCATCATGAGCTGCTTCACAGACATGATTCGTTCGCCGATCACCAGTCGAGCAAGTTCAATCCCTTGTTCCTTGCTCTTGGCACCTGCAATAGGAGTGTCATCCATGATCATCTGGTCAGAAGACTGGAAGTAGTTCTCATGTTGAGCAACTACCTTCTTCTTGTGATCCGTTCGACTAGGCCCGACGTCGGAAAACGACGGGATGCACGGTGCGTACGGTGTAGGCTGCAAGCAGGCAAGCTCGAAGCCAGGAGCTGCGCCAACCTCAACAAGCAAGGTCACGCTTTGGGCTACGGACGCTGGCGCGATCAAAGGATTGACCACGTAGACTGCCAGGAATCCACAACCTTGGCTCGTAGGAATGTACGCGCTGTGCGAAGTGAACGGAGTGGTGAACATGAATTCATTCCCTTCGCTGATGTCGATCCACGTCCTGTGGGCCGCAAGCGAGTTGGCAATCCCGGGGTCAGAAGTCTTCCCAGGATAGAACACAACAAGCAAGCGCCCCTCATGGTACGGGGTCTTGGAGAACTTGAAAGTGTATCGGAGTCCACCGTGGTACAGCCCAAAGAACTGGGACAAGTAGCCAATCGGTGGTGCAACGAAGTAGTCCGGAGGACCAGTGACACTCACAGTGAGGTTTTGTATTGCCGTGGTACTCGTAAAGAGCGCATCGCTGTAGACATTCGAAGTCGTCCACGCAGCAGACGCCACGAAGGCAGATTTTTGCAGAATGTAGTCCATCAACATCTCATCCTGTTCACTGCCAGCGAAACCCGGCATCACATCCACACTGTTAGCCGCTGTCCCACCTAGACTAGAACCAAGCACGACCTCCTCGCAATTGTGAGCGCAAGGATGTACAATGTTTGCATCGTTGTATTTGACAGCTGAAGACGTATCCATCACTGCCCCATGTCCGAACCACTTTGCAATGCCCGCCGCAAGACCGGTCGTCCATGCGAGTGGTTCTGCGAACACTGCGAGGTCTGGGTTCAACTTCCCAACCATCGTGGCAAAGTTACTCACCTTGGTAAGTGTCCCAGACACTTTACCATTGGATTGCGACTTCTCCGCGTCAGCCGGGGCCTTACCCTTCCTCGTTTCTCCAATCTTGTGGCGACCGCTCTGGAACTCTCCAATGAGCTGGTCACCACTCTGTGGACTGGTCATGTACGTAGGATTAAACAACTGGACCGTCTCTGGCTTGAAAGACACATACGCTGTGTAGGCATAACTGGTGGAACCACCAGCTGCACCCGCATACGTTGAGTAAACAAGCAGGGACAGTCTTCCCCACGAAGGCAGACCTGTCAAGAACGAGTGGAAGGCTGAAGGAAATACAAAGGGCATCTCCAACGTAGCCTCCGACTGGGTCGCGATATCCAGCTCCACTTTGGGCAGCTGGGTCGCGAGCGTGAGATTGCTGGTCCTGAGGGTCGCCAACATCCCAGTGTGGTCGCCTTGCGGCACCCACACCATGATGAGTCGTCCCTGCTGAAAGGCATTCGCGTTCACCGCGATTTTGGCCACGAGTGTACCACGGATGCCTTGATAGCCAGTAACCTTCGCCGTCATGTAAGAATCCGACAGAAAGGCTGTCAGAGGATTGATGTTGAAAATGGCAGTGCCAGGGGTCTTCGAGCTATCGATAGTACCCTGGGCAACTTTCACCCAATTCCCAAGCGCTTGCTTCAAATCTGGATCGATCGAAGTGGAGTTCATCTCCATGAGCGACAAGGAAGCGGTCAACACCTTCTCCACGGTGGCGAGAGGTCCCGGTTTTGCAACCAACATCTCATCTGTGCCCTGTACGGTTTTGGGAGGCGCCTGGGCAACACTGGCGTTCTCCGTCTGATCGTTTGTCGTTGTGGCGGCAATCGGTCCTAACTCTACAGATACCCGATTAGTCATCTGTGAGTGTCCTACATCTGTAATTTCCCAGGGGCTGCCCGGGCTGGTCACTGAAAGAGTACCCTGAATAGGGAACCAGGAGGTAACTACCACATGTTGTAGGCACACGGGCAGCTTTGACTTGTGGACCCTCAATCCACTTCCGTTTCTAAGCGCGCTAGATCCGCGCCGAACTCCACGGCGTAACAGTTCGGGACCAGGATTTTCCTCCACACCTACGAGAGGTGCATTGTACCAATTGTGCAGGAATTGTTCGTACTCCTCCCCATGCGGGTCGAAGTACTCTTCCTCCGTCATATCAACGGAGTAGTTAGCTTCGAAATGATCATATGCATCATCTCCATCCTGCAACTCATCGGTTGACAAAACCTCGGGGGGTGGTCCTGGATTTCTCTCAATCGTCCGCAACGCGGCCTCAATGCGAGCTTTCAATGTCTCCAAATCTCTCAGTGCTATACGAAGTTCCGCAATGGCGGGACTTGGCGTATGAGTATAACTTGGAGCAACTGGGCTCACATTGTGCCACATCGGGGGCAAAGGAGGTGGCCGAGCAGAGAGCTCGGCTTGAACACGGGCTTCTTCTACAGAGATGCGCTGATAGTTGCGAAGAGCAACTTCAGCAGCGCCATCTTCTGCAGCCACCTTAGTCGCTACAACAGGTCCAGTGTAAACACCGAACCATACCACGACAGAAGACCCAAAGGTGGGTGCGTGGTCGGGTCCACCGATCCGCACTGTTGTGTACTGAGGTAGAGCCTTGCACTTTTGGGCGCACAGCTCCTGGAGCTCATTCTTGAATGGCCCATCTCCTTTCGAATTCCCAGATCCGAGCATCCCAATAGCAACTTGCCCCTTGTAGGCATAGTTACCATGGAAGCTCCACTGGAAAGTGTGCTCTAGCGTGTAGTCAATGAAGATCTCTCTCACGACAAAAGGCCAGCACTGAAACCAGGAAATGGGACAACAATCAGGAAACTCTCTCATCAGATAGACGCATTCCTCACACTTCGGCATCCAAGCGAAACGGCAGCAGTGAACATGATAGTCAGTCATGTCCATCCACAGCCCTTTCATGGAATCAGCAACAAAGTAGGGATCCTGCGTCCAATCATTCTCCTCTTGGCCCCACCACATAGTAAACTTGTGGGCTGGGCCGTCTCCCTTGCTCGCTCCTGAGCCAAGGAGACCAATCTCATCTTGGTCAAGATTCATGGGGTCGAACAACGAATCCCACGTGCAGTTAGTGATCTCGTTCAGCAGCGCTTCACGCCTCTGAACAGGAAAGACCTCCTTATACACGCGGAAATAGTGCTCGAACATAGGCTTCCCAATCCTCTCAAAAGTCTCATCGTCATGTTGGGAAAGCTCAAGAGCAGCGATCCGAACATTTCCTTTGGCAACAACATCATCGACATCCCACTTCGGGTGATAAAGAACCATCTCCCGAATGGTGTCGAGCGACAGAGGTGAAACATGGCGATCCAACAGCGGTTCATAACGGAATCCCCGCTTTAGGAAGCTGATCTTATCAAACTTCTTGAACTCATCTTTCATCTCCTCTCCCTTGGAAGCAGTAGTGTAGGTCACCCCGATCTGCGCAAAAGCATCACGCACAGCGAACGGTGTAATCTTCTTCTTTGCAACCGCGGAAGGGGTCCAGAAATTGTCGTCTCCCTGAACTATCTCTCTCATGTGTTTAGGGTACTCCTCAAGCAACCTGGGCGCGTCCTCAACGCGCTTGCAGAAGGCCTCGCAAAAAGCAATGCGGAGTCCCACTTTCATAGTTTCCCCATTCACAAACCAAGTCAGGAAGAACCCAGAAGGATTCCCCGTATCCCACTCATAAACCAAGTCTTCAAAGATATGACGCGTATTGAACACGCCGGTCCACCACACAGTACGAACCATCTTTTCCTTCTCGGTCTGATTTGAGTAGAACCGGAAAATAACCTCTTCTTGCAAACAGTGCATGACATATGGCTGAACAGAAGTGTCTAGCCACTTGGCATCACCGTCGTAATGGTCTTCTCCCAACTCGCTGTGATTCGCCTTGATTATCTCCCACTCTGCCGAGTAGGGATTCACGGCAACTGCATGTCCGTTCAAAATCCTCGTTTCCATCATGTACGCAGAAAACATTCCATAGTACATTCTCCCAATGATCAGGGAAACAAGTGGAGTGGCGCTAATAAAGCGTGTCGCGCCATTCTCCACCTTCTCGATAGATAACAATTCATCCTTCAGAACATCCAGTATGATCTCAAGTGGTCTCTCTCCTCTTTCCATCATCTCCACGGTCTCGGCAACCATTTTCCTCAACTGCTCACACTCCTCAGAATGCAGGGTGTAAGCACCTTCCTTGCCGAGCCACAGAGTCTTCCCAGGGTATCTGCCTCCAGCTCGAAGGCACAACGGATATCCAGCGCTAGTGGAACGCGGGATTCCTTTCAAGTAGGGGTCCCCTGGGACACCCTCCACAGCTTCATCAAAGGTCAGAACCCTCATCTCTCTCTTCGGCAAGTCTCGGCCGGCATTCATTATGCCAACGTAGCTCGAGAACAAACTGTCACGCACAAAGCGGAAATTCCTCAAAGGTATCATCTTAGGCACGTACCTTATCACCGACTGAATGAACGGATGCACATAAGTGCCATCCTCCTTGGTGAAAGGTCGCAACCGAGACGGCAACTTCTTATTCTCCCATGGGCATTCTTCATGCTCCAGGAATTTGGAAGTCACCATCTGGTTGACCGAAGCCAACCTAGGTTGATCCTTCTTCTCGACATTGAACAAGGTCGTGAACTTTCCATTCCAGACATCGCCCTGATGCACATTTCTGTAAACACCCGGGTCCTCCTTAATCTGAGGAGGGAATTTCTTGAACACTCCCTCAACATCTTCTCTGTAAATGACAGTGGCGTAGCCAAGCCCTTGTGAGGGGCTCCCCACGCAATGCATGCCAAGCAACTTCGCCCTCCCAGAGGTGGTGTTGTTAAGAACCAACAACCCACCACAATGTCCTGACTGGGTGGGAACGGAATATTGATAAGCCTTACGCAACTCATACGGCTCGCCCTCTCCCATCTCGGGTCGAGTGCGAACCTGTACACGGTTAACGGGGCGGATCTGGGTATCAATCTCTCGAACATTACCATTTCCAACCGTGTCAACAATGTAAAGCGTCGCGTAGCTACCATTCCGAACAAACTTCTTGTGCTCCTCCTCCGAGAGGAAGAAGTCAAGAAGATCCGGTCCTGGATTTACCTGCGTGTTAGTCCACAGGAAAGCACTCTGATCATCTGAACCATGGTCCGTCAAAGCAATCGCATTGAGCAGATCACTAACTAGAACCTGATTCCTCTCGTCCGGCTTGAGTACACGCGTCAGCGTCAGGACGGAATCTTTCTTCAAAAGTCCAATCCTGACGCTATGTCTCAACTGGTTGACAATGTGGGTAGGCACACTGTAGATCCGCCCTCTCAAGCAGGTCAACACACAGGTCACAGTGTCTCCAGCAAACATCATCCATTGTCCTTTCCTCATCGCCTTCCTCGCAATAGCATCAGCATTCAAATCTCCTCCTTGGTGTACTCCACCTCGAGCAACTCGCACTCTCTGCTTTGTCCTCCTTGGATTTGGCAGCCTTGGATCAGACTGAGCTTCTCCCTCATAGTCCGGGAAGAAGTATTTGTACAACATCTTGCATCCCTTAATGACAAGGCGCAGTCCGATAACAAGAACAGATCCCAACGCAACGAAAGCACAAGCGGCCATCCATCCCTCCACCCACGGCAGTAGGGCGAACTTCTCTATTGGATCAGAGAGGTTCTTTTGGAACTTGCCAAACGCCGCATTGATCTTATCAAGGTTGTAGGTCTGAGCCCGTACAAAGAACTTCTGCACGGGCATCTTACTCAACCTCAGCAGAAACTCTGTCCTATCAGCATCTGTGTTCATCAACCTCCAAGCAGGATCCAATACCGTGGCTATCTCAACAGCCAAATCCCACCTCAAGTTCCTCTCAACCAACGCTGTGGCAACACGGTCGCTGAAACCGTTGTCCGCCCTCTCTCTCTGTCGGAATATCTGGTGTATCATCTCATCAGGATTCTGGGGCAAAATGGATTCCCAGTCACACTCTGCAACTCCCTCATAGGGAGGGACCTCAAACTCCATCTTCTTGAAGGGCTCTCCAACTTCTTCTTCTTCATCATCATCCTTCTCTTCCTCCTCGGTACTCGTACTGATGGGCTCAACAACCTCATCGTACTCCTCTTCATCAATCACAAGGGACAGTCTCGGGTTCAGATCAAGAACAGGCTCTGAAGAGGACTGGTGTTCACCTGTCTTCTTCTCCTCCTCACCTTCCGGCTTCAACTTCCTCAACGCCGCGTCAACAGTCATGCGGTGCCGAACCATATTCGAGTCAATGAACGCATTGTAATCACGCTCCAACTTGTCATAGGTACTGCAAGCCGTTCGAATGAGCTCTCCCCATCCAATGGCAGTCCCGCAAACTTCACCAGCGAAATTAACGGGATAGAACTCAATCGCATCAGGGTACCAAGGAATGCCCTCATCGGGACACAAACCTTTCAGAGCTCTGATCTTAGCCTCATCAAACTTCCGGTCAACAGCAGCAACATGGTCGCCTCTACTAAACTCTGCCTTCGGACACACCCTGTACTTCAAATGGAAACGTCTGTCAAGAGCGACAGTCCAAGTCAGAGCATCAGGATTGATCGGGCCATTAGCAGTAGCGACCCAGAGCTTGGGCGCAATGAAAGTATCAGCCTTAGACTCCAACTGGGCCATGGGCACATGGAACGGCCATGAATCAATACCGTTCAGACTCTCATGAAACTCTCGGAACTCTCCATCCTTACTCTGTCCAAAGTCATTGTAGATAACAGCCTCGACATCTCGCCTCACTCCTTCCCAGTACTGATCATACGCAGGACGAGTATAAGTAAACAACAAAGGCTCCTTCTTCAACAACTCCAACATCTTCTTATCATTCCGATAAACATGGGTCAAAATCTCAAGCACAAAGGCCATCGTCATCGAGCTCTTTCCTCCACCAGGCGCACCAATGAAATGAGCAGCTAAGGGAACCTGTCTGGGTCCTCCCGCACCTCCAACAGCAGCGTGGTACAACTGACCAATTCGATCCAGTTGACCATAGTACGCCATAATGGCATTATGAACATGGTGACCATCCTCAGTGTGCCACCTCCTCGACCGCAATTCGCGGCCCTCGGCCAAAAGTGACATAACCCTATGATACTTCGAACTTGTAATCCTCTCATCCTTCTGATGGTCCTCAATGAACGCAACAACCTTCTTGACCCAAAGATCCAGGTCATTGATTCCGGTCTTGGCGGCCTCATAGACCTTACCTTGACTCCAAAACCACAACCGTCTCGTCAACCGTTTCATGCAATCCAAAGCCCAAGTAACCAATTCAGTTCCAGACTTGGCGGCACTCGACCAATGTGAAAAGATCTGCAGAGCGTCCTTCATCCTATTCTTGGGTGGAGCACACCCAACAGCAACAAACGACATCGCAGTAACAACAAACTTAGTAACATCATCCGCTACACCGGCTTGATGCACATTTCCTTTGGGCTTAAAGAACGCCATCGTACTCGTAACCAACTTCATGGCTTTCGCAAACAATCCAGTCTTAAAAGCAATGAAGCCAATCGCCAAACAAGCGATCGAACTCCAAAGCTTCGAAAACCCTTTCTTTAGGCGAACAAAAGCAAAAACAACAATGATGTCAGCAGTTATCAACTGCGCTGTATCTGAAGCGAACATAGTCAGGGACTTAAACGCATCTCCGAACGTCTTGGAGAGGCCTTCCAGCCACCCAAACGCTCCATCATGAACCTTCTTTCCTTTCTCATCTGCAGCCTTACACAAATCCTCTAGAACCTGTCTTATCTTGAAATCCATGTTTTCGATCTTCTCATCGACTTTCTCATCAAACTTCTTCGAACGCTTGTCAATCGCCTCCAAAGTGGCATTCAACATAGTAGGCAGATCTCCCACCGTAGCTTTACCAACCTTGGACATGAAATCAGGAATCTCGCGATAATCTGGAATTGAATCCTCCTCATCTGAATCCTCCTCATCGGAAGCAGCTCTAGCAGGGGCCTTCCCTTTCCAGAGCGAAGAGAGGAATCCTCCTCCCTTTCCGGACTGAAACACACCTTGGTACTTAGACTGCCGTCCAGTATCAACATGTTTTGAACGAAACTTGTCTCTAGCCTTCTTGGCAAACTCTGCTCGCACTTCTGCGGAGTGTGACTTACATGACTTTACACTCCGGAGCACAAGCTCATTTTCCTCTTTAGACTTTGTAGCAACAAATCCATCCTCCTTTCGAACAGCAACAGCATCTGGTCTTCCGATCCAAACCCTGCCTCCATTTCTGTAAGCAGGTGAACCGGAACGGGAACGCTGAATGGCAGCGAACTCTGATTTCTTCAACTTCTCTGAAAACTTGTGAAAATTCTCAAGCATCTCGTGGTTGTCTTCTGGGGTTGCCATGAAGATTAATCAATCGCGATGAACTGAGCCTGTCAATGACTCCACACATTCGCGGTGTTATGTGGGTGCTACCCTCTGTGTCAGTGAAACCTCAAGTTGGGGTTTGAGTGCCCAATGGGCAAACGCTATGGAAGCTACCGTATCCCAGATTAACTGGTACTTATAACCCTCAAGATCAGAATACCTTTACAACATACTCTTGCAGCCACACCGAACGTGAACAAACATATTATCTCTCTAATACAACACACCCGTGATGTACCGTCATCAAAATCATCCGTCTGTCTCCCGGTTACGTTCTGTGTACCGGAACTATCTCGACCCATGGCTTTAGTCAAGTAGTTAAGTTTTATACGTAAAACCATTTAAAACGCAATCCAAATCTTTCCGTGAAATGAACACAAATCCGACCAATGTATCAAGTACAAAGTGCCGAAAATGTCTTCCCAAAGAGAGTAAACTCAATCAATGGGGGCAAGTTCTCCAGACAGCTAAATGCATAAATGTCTGTGATACTATAATCGCTGGAACATGAACGGCGAAAATAGGCAAATATTCTATCAACAAGAAACGGCTAAC